TTTTTTATTATATATTCTCGAAAGAAGCTCCTGTTGGAGTAATATAGAACGTAATGTCTATAAATTCTAACGATTTGGTTGGTTTGATATAAATCTTACCTGTCATTTGATTTCTGTCTAAATCAGCTGCGTCTGACGAAACTGTTACACGGAAATCATAAAGACCTCTATCTCTTCTTATAGAGTCTAATATTGGGTTAACTGAATCCAAGAAGTCTTGTCTTACTTTAGCATCGTTTTGTTCAAATAATAATCTAACAGAAACTGCTGATATTAATTTACGTGCTTGAAGTAATAATCTTCTTACGTTGATTCTGTCAAGAGCTGATTGTCTAACTTGAAGAGTTTTATTACCCCAAATTACAGTTCCAACATCAGAGAACGTTGCGATTGGATTTAAACGACCTTGATATAGAGTATCTCTATTTTCTTGTGTCAATTTAACTCTCGCTTTAACCGCGTTTACAATACCTCTTGTATAACCCGCCGCAGCGAACCATGGGAAAGCAATGTTATCTGTTAACGCTAAGTTTCTTGTTACCTCAGCAGTTGCCGGTAAGTAAATTTGAGTATTGTTAACAGTATCTCTCATTAATACCCAAGGGTAGTAAGTTGCTGTATAGTTAGAGTCAATACCTGAATTTGCCAAATTATCTACCGCCTCTTGTGGGTAAATAAAATCTAATTGATTACCTGTTGATGGAACGTACATATTGTAGTCAGGAGTTGTACATACGTACAATGAATCCGCTCTACTATATTCAATCATATCAATAGCACTTTCAACTAAATTAGAGTTGTTAACATAATCAACACCAGGTGTTACAAATACGTTAATATTTACCGCTTCAGGATTTGCAAATGTTTGTTGTCCTAATAAGTAAGCATAAAAATCGGTGTTAGCCCAATCTTGAGTATTACCCGCGACAATAATTTGTTTAAATGCTCCCCAACCTGACGCTGTAGGATATTTGATAGTAGGACAGGCACCTTTTAAGTAACCTCGTCTACCTAACATAAATTGGTCAGTATTAGTTCTAAATTCTCTATAGATATCCCATCCATCAAAACCACCTCTTACCAAGAATGAAAATTTACGTGCGTAAATTCTATAGTAAGGGTTAAGTTCACTATCAGGGTCGGATGTAAACGGTGCATCACCACAAAAGAACGCTGGTGTTCCACTTGTTACGAATACATTAGGAATTGTAATACCACTTGCATTTATATCCATATGGAAACCTCTTGTTCTAAAGTTCCAAGGTAATCCTTCAGTGTCATTACAAATGTCTAAAGGAAGTTGAGTACCTCTATATTGGAAGAAGTCCACATCAATACCTTCAGTATCTGAAATACCTAAATAAGTTCTTCTAACATTATCTCCCGGACTTGTAGTTGCGTCATCAGCACCTGATGCCAATCCAAATGGAGGGTTATAAACAACCTCACCAGGATAGTAGTATTTAGATTTAATTAATGGGAATGGTGGTCTTACACCAGCATATTCTCTATAATCATACCCCAAGAATCCACAAGGAAGAGCGTCTATCGGAGCATCCTCATTCATCTCAACCATAACATAACTTGACAATAAAGGATATTCACCGTCTAAACTACCAATTTTCTTACCAATAAATGAATTATCTTGAGGATTCATTGTACAGTTAGTATATTTTTCAAGAACAACCGGAGCTGAATCAGTATCAAAGAAATCTCTAATGAATACATCAAAAGTACCATTGTTAAATGACATATTTGCTAACGATATTTTAATATCAATGTTAGCAGAATCACCATCCGCAATTGTTGTAAATTTAAATAAATTATACACTTTATTACCTCTTAATTCAGACACAACCCACGGAGATACCGGTGATTGGTATTTTTCTAAATAAAACGCTATCGATGTTGGGTCTTTTGCTTGTCTAGCGTCCGGTAAAGCTGTTAATTCACAATTTAAACCTCTAATATAACCCATTCTCCAAGCGTTTGTTAATAATGCTTGAAATCTTTCTTCAACAAATAACGGAACTACTGTTCTTGGTTTTGAGAAGTTAGTTGAACCAAATACTTTACTTATGTATTTTGAATCAGAATTAGAGAATGATGTTTCAAAGAAATATTGGTCACCGTCTTTACTTGTTATATTAACACCAAATGTTGAAAATGGATTTTTAGTAACACCTGAATATGTACCTGTACAATCTAAAGTAACCGCAGAACCATCAAAATTACCATAACCATCAACACCACCTGGTACCTCATAAACAGGGCCATCATCAAGACCATAAGTTGATAAACCTCTTGAACGAAGTGTTGCAATTACTAAATCATCATAATCCGTATATGCGGTTCCCGAATAAACGTATATCACCCCAATCAATGTACCTGTATAACAATTAACCGGTTTTGCCGTTGTTGTTGAAGTAGTTGATGTTGAAGTAGTTGTTGTACAAGGGTTTGTAGTTGTAGTCGTAGTTGACGTTGATGTTGTTGTTGTAATAATAGGTGTTAATGTTAATCCTGTTACAACTGACCAAAATGAATAACCTGTGTAAACAGCGTTACCAACATTATCAAATAATGAATAATACCAAGGGTCATTTTGTGGTGCAGAATAATTACATAAGTTAGCACTTACATTATCAACTTCATAAACATTTGTTTCACCTGTATATACAGAACTTAACCCTGAATAAACACTAGTTGGAATTGCTCCATAATAATAAATTGAAGTATCTTCTTTAGCCGGTGTTGAAACAATATCAAAAATTTGTTTAGTCATATCTATATATAATGAACTTGTAGAACCATCAAATTGTTCGTAAGGTTCGTATAATATTGTAGATATTTCTGCCGGTAAGTTAGATGTGTTTGTAAATGATATACTATCAACACTATTAGTACACGCTGAGAATTCAACAGAATAGTTTATAGTTTTAAAGTCTATACATTCAATAACACAATCAACTGTAGTTGCACTTTCACAAAAGAAATCTACCGTTGTTGGGTTAACATTTGCTTTTGTAGTTATAGACCAAGATGGTCCTGCATCATAACCAGATAATCCTAACACTCTCGTTACGAATAATTGGTTAGATTGTTGTAAGTATGATTTGGCGATATAAGCCGCTTCGTACTTTGGAATTTGCGTATTTATAAATTTTTCTGGAGAAGTTCCACCGAAGAAATTTGTGAATTCATCAAAATTTCGTATAAAGATAGGTTCGAAAGCGGGACCTTTTAAGGTCTCACCCACAATACCCAACGTGGTAACTCCCACACTTTGTGCTACGAAACTTAAATCAACTTCAGAAGTATATACTCCGGGAGATACGAATACTTTTTGATTTGATGCCATTAGTTTGTCTTTTTTATTTGTAAATTTATTTTTATTGATAAATATTATAAAAAAAACCAAAATACTTTACTTCATAAGAAGTATTTATAAATTAGGTAGAATAAATTCTGCCTTTATTCTACCATGGCAGATAACGAAAAAAAGATAAAGAACCTAAAGATATCAATTGAGACTCACAACATCCTAAAGACCTATTGTGAAAAGAGGGGTATTAAAATGTATCGGTTTTTAGAAAGAATGATTGTTGAGAAATGTAAAGAAAAGAAGGATATATACGGTGAGGATTAAACTAATTGGTTTTCTAACACTATAGAACCCTCTTGGGTGTCATCAACTTTAACTACAGTAATCTTTAAAACATCATTAGTATTGATTTGTATTTGATATAAATCAGACCCATAATATTGGTTATTAATGTACACATCAAACGAATCAATATTAGAAGTTTCCCCTAAATTTAAATCAACAGTATAGTCAAAAACTTGTGAAATAATATTGTTTCCAACAACAAATAAAATATTTGTAGAGGTCCCTTCGTCTGTAATATTTTTTCTTCTACCTCGCATAAAAGATTCTTTCTCAAATTCAATAACCGTTAAAACTCTTGAAACTGCGGGAGCAACTTCAAATTCATTCTCATCAATTAGAAAACCTAACATAGTAAAATCATAACTTTGAATATAATATTTTCTTTTATCAATATTCATTACAGATTCATCTGTAAGATTATTCATAATGATTGGAATATAATGACCTTTGATTGTTGTGTAAGCTTGACGAGAGGCAAACATTTCAAGAATATTTTTATTCAAGGCGTTTAATTCCCTCATTCTATTACAAATAATTTTAACACTATATGTAATATCAACAGGAACAGGTTGAGGTATTTTGTAAATATCCATACCATTTCTATTACCATCCCAAGTGGGCACTTGAGCGTAAAAATATTGTTTTCTATTTGGTATATTATAAAGTAAAGCAGGATTAGTTCCAAACTTAACTTCCGGATTTCTAACTACAGTTATAAATGGGGGTGATACATTTGAATCCAAATCTTGAAAGTTCCAAGTTTCTGTGAATTGTGACCAGTTTTGTGTTGTTATAATAATATCGACCATTGGAATTACCTGACCATCAATTATTGTTTGTAATTCATTTTGAACAAAATTTAACATACCCCCATCCAAATCGGCATGCAAAATGGATTTAGGTAAATAAGTTCCGTCTTTATTAATTTTTTCCAATAATTGTTCTCTTCTTGGGTAAAGAGTTTTTGGAAATGTTAACGGTATTGTTTTCTTTATTTTGTTAGGTAAACCCATTTTATTGTTTTGTTATAAATATTTTGTTTCTTAAATTTATCAATTCTACTTCACCGGCACGGTATATTGGTTCTTCGGTGTCTTTTATAACATAAGAATTATATTTGTATGGGTTATAGGTCACTATATCACTATTTGGTTCACTTGGTAAGTTTTCACAAGGATATTTACAATAATCCATTAATGTTCCAATTACAAATGAATGAACATTTTTACTTTTTTCTCTAACTACTTTTTCTCTACCCCCTTGTCTAACTCTGAATTCAACATCAGATAATTTAACATAGTCGGCATGAGTAATAACTCTTCCACCATAGGTTACTGAAAAGGTGTGTTTGTGTAAGTTATAATAAACCATAACTTTATCACCAATATTTTTTTTCTCCTCATTATCGTGACCACACTTGTGACAGATATAAGGGTCGTTTCCACCATCGGCTAAAGCCCAAGACCAACCACACTCATCACAAATCACTTCGGTGTCGGTAATGGTTTCTAATAGTCTTCTATATTGACTTTCATTAATTTTAATTTTCATAATCGTAATATGCGGTTACGGTTTTAACCGGTAAATTAAACTTATCTTGAAACCATTTTTTCATAGGTTCTGCCCAATGTCCTTCAAACATTTCATCTAAATGTTCCGCGTGCTCACCAATAACTTCTAAAATTGGAGCTTTATCTCTAAAAGGTTTATGTGATGGTTCAGTACTATAATAATCAACATCAAAATAATAAAAAATAATATCAGTATCATAATTACCTTGATAATCACCTTCAAAGAACATTAAAAAGTTTTCGTTTTCTCTATCAATATCTGGATATCCATCTTCATCTTCATCCACACCATAAACCCAATCCATTTTATTTGAATTAAATGTTTTATCAATATAGTTATATATTGAATTGAATAGTTTATTTTCTGTTATTTTGACTTTCATTATAATCCTCTAAATTCGTTATCCGTCACCGGAGTTGCTATATATGATTTATAAAATGGTTTATAACCGGCATATGTATGTTTATTATCTGAATTAATTCTTCCGTCATCGCTAACCACGTAATATCTAACTTTTGTTTCTGTTTCATAATAACCAATGTAATCCCCATAATTAATTTGAATTCCTAAATCGTTAAGTTGAGCTGCGTAAATTGCAAATTTCATATTACCAGGTTCTGATTGTACAATTTTAGAATTACCCAAAAATTTATTTTCAGGTGGAAGTATCTGAACATAAGCTTTAAACTCTATTGGTGGTAAATATTTTATACCATCAGTCATCACCTCACCATATACATCGTCTGTTTTGGTTTTTAATCTATCTATCTTATATAGTACTAACGTAAAGTTCATATCACCATATAACCATTCCTCTCCCATAGAGATGTCTAAATTGTAATCCTCCGCTCCGAAGAATTTACCTATCCTTGTTATTGGTACTAAATTTCTACTCATATTGATAAATATTAAATAATTTATTATATTTCTATTAAAAGATTAAATTTGGAAAACAATACATCTGAAAATAGTAATCTTACGTTAGAACAACGTGCGTTAACTCTCCTTGATACTTACGAGGGGGCAAATAACTATATCCTTAAGTTAAAATATCAAAAAGATACGAATAAAAAGTTTTATCCTACTCGAGCACAATCTGATTATATTATAAATTATTACGAAGTCACACCAAAGGTAGCCAAAAAAATGGTTGATTTAGACCCTTACTTTGCTAAAAAAATTGCCGACGAAAAATTACTAACCACAATTCCTGAACAAATATGGGTTGAAAAGCTATTAGTTGAGAAAGATAAAGCCTATCATGTTTGGGGAAAAGTATTAGACAATGAAACTATCCACGATTTTTGGCTACCAAAAGGTGCTTTGATTAAAACACACACAATAAAAGATGTTAAAATAGATTATTCAAAATATAGTCATAGACCACCTCTTGAACATCAACCAATAGCTATTGAAAAATTAGTGGGGTCAAAACGATTTATATTAGCCGATGATATGGGTCTTGGTAAGACAACTATTACTGTTATTGCCGCATTAGAAAGTGGTGCTAAAAAAATATTAATTGTTTGTCCGGCATCTCTGAAGATTAACTGGCAAAGAGAAATATCCAACTACACCGATAGAAGTGTTTATATTGCTGAAGGTAAAAACTTTTCAATTGAACACGATTTTGTGATTGTTAATTACGACATTCTTAAAAACTTCTACGATTTAAAAGACAAAGAAAATTCATTAATTACTCAAGGAAACTTTGACCTTATTATTTTAGATGAGGCCCATTATGTGAGTAATGGTCAAGCGGCAAGAACAAAATTGGTTAATAGTTTCTGTAAAAAAGTTGATAAACTTTGGTTATTAACCGGAACACCTATGACCAATAGACCGATGAACTACTTTAATCTATTGGCGTTAATTGAAAGTCCTGTTGCACAGAATTGGATGGCTTACGCTATTAGATATTGTCAAGGGTATCAATTCACCGCAGGAAACCGTAAAATATGGAATGTTACGGGAGCGTCAAATTTGGAAGAATTAAGAGACCGAACATCAAGACAAGTATTAAGAAGACTTAAAACTGATGTATTAGATTTACCTGAAAAAATAATTACACCAATATATTTGAGATTAAAATCTAAAATGTATGAAGGTTTAATGGGTGAGTATTATGATTGGTATGATAAGAATCCGGATGAAAGTACATCATTAACGGTTCAGTTCAGTAAACTAATGAAAGTTCGTCAAGTAATTGCCGAAGAAAAAATAAAAGACACCATTGAACTTGCGGAAAACATCATAGAACAAGGTAAGAAAGTTATTATTTTTACTAACTTCACTGATACCCTAAATAAAATTACAGAACACTTTGGTAAATCTGCGGTTAAATTAGATGGTTCAACGGCAAAACCTCAACGACAATATGCTGTTGACCAATTTCAAGAAAATGAAAAAATTACAGTATTTGTTGGAAATGTTAAAGCCGCAGGTGTCGGTATTACATTGACCGCCGCTGAAGCCGTAATAATCAATGACCTATCATTTGTTCCGGGTGATTTGGCTCAAGCTGAAGATAGAGCATACAGATATGGACAAAAAAATTCAGTATCGGTTTACTATCCAATATTTGATAATTCAATAGAAGGAATCATTTATGACATGGTTAATATGAAAAAACAAAATATTGGAACCGTAATGGGAGACAACATTGGTGAGAGTGGTGACTTCATTGAAGAACTTATGAATAAAATCAACACTCGAAGATAATTGGTTTGTTGAGATATTTATAGAAATAAATAACAAGCCTAATGAAACATATTGAAAATAAAATCAAACTCATTACGGAAGAGATAAAAGAAATTGAAAAATTAGACAATCAAAAACTCTTTCTTAATGAGATGAAAAAAATAGGAAT